AAAGTGCTACTGCTGCTGTGGCTATTACTCTGAAAGAGAATACTACAACTCAAGCAAGAACTGGTACTGTAGTATATGAGCAGGTGGGTTCAGGCAAAACCGTAACCATTACTTGTAGTCAGGTCGCAGGTACAGTGGCCATTAGAGAAGAGTTGGTTATTAAGGAGAGTTTCCCTACAGCTCCAAATATTGGAGGAACTGTTAAAGCTTTAGTAAGGTCTGGTTATTGGGACGTGGTAAATGGTAAAGATACAACTTGGCATGATGATACTCCTACTGTAAAAACTAAACCTAGTTTTGTAAGTAGTACTAGTGTAACTTATGAACTTGGTGTGGGATATCGTATAAGTGCTACTATGCCAGAGAATACTTCTGAATCTCAACTTAGTGGTAGTTTAAACTTAGAGTACGGTAGTAAAACTCTAAGTTTAGGTGTAAAACAAGCAGGTGCTAGTGTTGCTTGGTCTTATGAACTAAAGGTAAATAACGGTACTCAAGATTTAAATCAACAAGTGCCTGCTAAGCCTAGTGGTACTTACTCTTTTACCATAAGTAGTAAAAGGTATAAGATTGTTAACGGTTCTGTTACAAGTCAAAGTGAAGATACTACTTGGACTACGTCTATACCGGGTTCTCCAAGTTGGATTCATGTAGAAGAGCAATCTAATACACTCATAGTAACCGTAGATGAGAATACAACTACTAGTCAAAGAAGTGCAGATATCGTTATATTTCAAACTGGTAGTAGTGATACTTCGATAACTTTGACAGTTGAACAACAAGCTGCAAGTATTACTTGGAATTATACCTTTAATATATTTCAGCCTTCATCCAAGGTACTGAATGTACCAGCTAAGATGATAGACCCCGATACTATTGTAGTTAATTCTTACAGAACGAAGGTAATCAATGGTACACAAACTTCAACTAAAGAATTTGTAGAAGTAACCATTGACCCAATCGAAGAATCCTGGTTAGAAGTTACCAAAAACAGTAATGACCAGACTCAAGCTGAGTTATTCGTAACTTGCTTAGAGAATAAAGTATCTTCAATTAGAAGTGCTACTGTAACAATTAGACAAGTAGGTACAAGTAATCTTGACCAAGTAGATATCAACCAATCAGCTGCAACTGTATCCTATAATTATTATATTGGTTTTAATGGTAATCCCGATGTAGGGGGATATTCCATGAATTGGGAATATACTCAGTTTGGTTCTAGTCATGGTCAATCTATAGATTTAAAATGTTGGAGAAAACCAGTAATTAATGGTATAGAATCTGATACTGAGGAAGCTGCAGAATACGAAGTTATTTTTAGTGGAGTTGGTATAGATTCCTTTACAGTTACAAATACACCGTTATCATATGACCCAACTATAACTACCGTAAGGGCATATCCTAAGTCTATCCATGGTTCGGTATTCGATTTAAAGGGTACAGTACAATATAGGATAGCCGATTACCCAAGTAAATCTGCTTATCTGTACCTTACTCATAAACCAGTAGCAACTGTAAAGAGGTGGACCTTCCAATGGTATGACCAAGTTGAAAGTGTAACTATAAAGAATGTAAGTCATGATTCTAGTGCAGGTAGCATTTCTCCTATAACCATAATTTCTAAATGTGAGTACTTACTTGCTAGCAATCAATCCCAGGTTGACTATACAGAGTATATAAAACCTAATGAAGACGAAGATACTGCAACTCCAGTAAGTTGGGGTAGGTTAGTAGAAAACGGTCAAACTGCCCAAAACGATTATGACTACGCTTATTTGGTAGATGAGAATAAGGAAGATTATGATAGGCAGGCTACCAGGACCTTTACTCAACCGGGTGATCCATCAAATAAAAGGTTATACCTATACGTAACTCAGACTAAACCCGTAACTATTAAACAAGAGTTTCATGCAGAGTTGGGTAACTATTACTCTTACGGTGATAGTAATCAAATCCCCCTTATTTACCAATGGTATAGCCCAGATTCTTCAGATACTACTGACATAGGGGATATGACTCCTGGAGGATATACCAGAGTTTGGTGTAACTTACCTGCTACTGGAGTTATAAACTGTAATATTACAGGGAGGCCTCAAACTGGTAGACCTATGAAAGCTAGGTTAAGTAATATCCAAGTAAGAACTATTGATGAGAATGCTTACCCTGAGGTAGAAACTAGTAAAGGTTTATCAGTTGGATATTCTCAACAGGATTATAAGTTGGGTATAGAATATTCTCCAGGTATGAATACCCATTTCTTAATTACTCCAGAAATACTTTCTGAGGGTGGAAAATATGGAGGAGGTATAAGAGTAAATGTAGCATTAAGAACTTCTTATTCACAAATTGGAACTACCATTGCAACTATTACCCTTACTCCAAAGAATCCAGACCATCCAACTATCTACTTTGAGTTAATTTACGGGTAACTCAACCGATATGTAATAAAACAATACTGCGTCATTTATATACGTATAGGCCTATACATTAATTCATTCTATGTTTAACAATTAAATTCTAAAAGTTATGGAATTAAAATTCTAAAAGTTATGGAATTAAAATCCGGAGAAGGCACCGTAGTGGTAGCCGACAGAGATCGTTGTTGTAATGACGGTTGTAATAGAAACTCAGGCTGGGGCTCTGGTTGGGGTGCAGTTGGTGGAGCATTGGTAGGTGGTGGCTTTGGTGCTGCTGCAGTATCCGTATGGGATAAAATCAATGACACCAAGGCTGACATTCAGAAAGTAGAGTCTACTGTTCAGGAAGCAAAGGCAGGTATCTATAAAGATATTTCTGATGCTGCCAGAGGAGTAACTCAGGAAATCAGCGGAGTTGCAAAAGATGTTGCTGGTGTTGGTAGAGAAATCCTTAACAATCGTTTCACAACGGAAAGAGGACTTTGTGATTTGGGATACAAAACCAATTCCGATATCCGGGATTCTCGTGACCAAATGGGAGCAGGCTTCAATCGTGTTATGGACCGTCTTTGCCATATGGAACATGAACAACAGAATTGTTGCTGCGAAACAAAGGGATTAATCAGAGAGGTAAAATCTGAATTGGCTCTTCAACTTGAACGTTGCTGCTGCGACATCAAGAACGGTCAACAGGAAATCAAGTGCCTCATCGAAAACACCGCTAAAGACCAGGAAATTGCTCGTCTTAACCGAGTAGTAGATGCTCAGAGAGATCAGAACATTATCCAGTCTGTAGTTGCCGCTCTTAAAACAACAACCACAACTCCGGCAGAATCTGGGCTGGAAATTTAAAAGAAAGGAGTGCATCTTACGGGGTGTACTCCTTTCTTCGTTTTAACACCTAAAAACTTAGAGAGATGGAAAAAGAAAAACTAACCGAATATCAGATACAGATAGCTTTACCTGCTCCCAACGAGGAGATTGCTCAAGAAGTAGCAAACAAAGCCCAAGCCCTTGTAGACCAGTTCGGATACTATCAATTCTTAAACTTGGTAGACTTCATGCAGAAGAATCCAGGTGCAGTATCATTCGGTTTAAATTTAATAAATAGGAGGTAATTATGGAAGAATTGATTTTTTCGAAACTACAAAAAGGTGATACACTGTATACCTTAGAAAGAGACAGACGTTCAATGTATCCAATCTTTGATAAAGCTACAGTAGTCAGAGTTGGTGAAACCAAACCAATGGCCTCAGGCAATGATGGCAACTTTGTTTCAAGTATAGAAGTGGTAATCCAGGATTCAGTATCCTCACTTACAATCTTCTTACCTGTTCAAACTACGGAAGGTATTCATAACGGTGTATACTACACTACCGACCTTAAGAATATTGTAAATGAGGTAAATGTTCAAAGAACCAATGCCTTGAATGTTCTTAATAACCGGGATAAGTATGAAACTATCGTAACTGAATGCGATAATATCTTTAAGACCATTGAAGGTATGATTACTCCTCAAGCTCCTGCTCAGGCTTACAAACCCGAAGAACTTGAAACATTTAAGATGGAGATAGATACCCGGTTATCAACCCAGGAAAATCTTCTCTTGCAAATTGCCCAAGAGTTGGGTTTAAACAACAAAGAAAAGAAAGATGGCAAAAAAGGTTAACATAAATATATCACTCCCGATAGGAAGTGTTCAGATTTATGTAGACCCAAGGAAACAAATGCAAGCAGAAAAGTTGATTACTAGAACTCCCCAAATTATGCAGAAGGCTTACGATTTGGGTTCAAGGAAGTTTGGTAATCAACTTCTTCGTATTGTTAAGAGGAGCTTGAATACAGGAGTTCCTCCTCCAGGTTCCGGAGTATCTTGGCCACCTCATTCGGCTGCTACTCTTAAGAAGTATGGTGCTCATACTTTATTAAACCTTACTGGTCAATATGCAAGGTCAGTTACTATAGTGAACCGAAAAGATAGAACCTTTGTTGGTCTACCTCCTGGATTAAGAAAGACAACCTACTTTGGAAAGACTTCTCGTAAAACCCTTAATCAAATTGCCATCATGTTAGAGTATGGCAGTAGAGATGGTAATCTACCATCTCGTGAATTGTGGGGTCCTGCTTATAAAGCTGCAGGTGGAGCTGATGCTTTACAGAAGTCTATACGTAATGAAGTAAGAAAAGAACTCAGAAAATATACAAAATAATGGCAGATTTTGAAGCAGATAAAACATCTGGTAAAGGTCCTACACTTGTAATGGTACACCCATTAAAGTTGAATGATACTGAATCAGATAAGAGAGCTTCATTGATTATAGATGTCAATGGAGTTACTAAAACGGTTAACCTCCTTCAGAAGAAAGGTAGCCTTAATTACGAATACCAATTAGAGGTAGATAAGGATACACTTAATATTCTGGGTAAAGGTGGAACTGATACTTTGGTTGTTACATCCCGTCGTAGGGAAATGATAAATGGTACTCCTCAGGGAGAATGGGAAAATGTAGAGGTTACTGCTGAATTCCTAGAGGAACCTCCATTTACTGCTGGTATTAGATTTACTGATGCAGCAGAAAAGACTCTAGAGGTAAACATAACTTCTAAGAATCATACTGAACAAGCTATCACCGGAACTTTAACTATCAAACAGAGTGGGAGTAGTAATACTAAAACCATTCAGGTTATTCAGGCAGCAGGTGCAGTTTCTTATAGTTATAGGTTAGAACCACCAACTATAAATTTATTCGTACCAAAAGACCAGAATGCTAATGTATATGAAACTTCGGTAGGATTTACGATTACTGGATATAGAGATAAATTAATCGAAGGTGAAAAGGTATCAGAAGAGGTTATGGCCTTTAAAATACCAACAGTTGGTCAATCACAGGATGTTAAGTTATTTAATTCTAATGTAACTGTAACTTATTGGATTACTAATTATGGTAATATATCAAATACACCACAAGCTACTTTTTCAGCAACTGTACATGCTAGAAAAACTGCAGGAGTGATGATAGGTGGAACTTCTGCCAATTTCGAGTGTGTATTTACTGATGGTGGTACTTATGGATTCACCCCTTTGTTAGCTGCTCAACTAGTGTAAATTATGGTAAATACAGAAGAAATAGTAGAAAGAACTTTTTATATCTGTCTACTAACAACGGCATTAAAAAGAAAGCTTACACTAAATCCTGATGATTACCTACCACTATCCTTAGAGAACGAGAAAAGATTTAAGGAAGATTCAGAAGCCTTAAAGAAATTCATACCTATCTTTGGAGTAGGTAACAATCAGGTAAAAGGTGCAAAGACTTGTCCCAGAATCACCATAGAATTGCAAGGATTCTATAATGGTGATATTGGTGTGAACAAATATATCATAGGAGATAAACTAGAGAATGGTAACTACCAAGCTTCAGAATTTCCTTATGAGACTAAAGACATAACTCTGGATATACATCTTGTAGCAAATACTCAACAAGATATGAGATTACTTCACAGTATCATGTATGAAGCTTTGCCATCAAGAGGATACGTAAGACCTTACTAT